CTTTCTGGAAGATTAAGAGTTGCCGCAACCTTGCGAGCAGAAGCGCCATAGACAGTGCTGTAGACACAAGACTTTGCCTCATCTCGTGTCTCCACACCGAATGGCCTACAAGCCTCCAGAACTCTCGTGTGTGGATCAGTGCCTTGGGATTTATCTCCGTTGATGAGCGCATCAGTAAACGCCTCGCTGTTAATGTAGTGCGCTGCAATACGCAGCTCCAGTCCTTCTGCATCAAAGCCGACTAACTTGTAGTCGCCCTCTTTGTGTGTGAACAGCTCACGCATCTCTTTGCCAAAGAACACGCTCTCTGATGCCTTGGGTACGTTAGCGACCACTTTATGAGTCATTCTGCCTGTGTTGGTGCCGTTAGGGTTAGCACAAGCTGGCACTCTGCCATCATCCCTGCAAGCCTCAATCCATCCAACTATCTGGTTTTTCCGGTGAGTTACCTTGCTGTACTTAGCAAGTTGCTGCCCTACGATGACGTGCATCTTCTGTAGGTTAGGGCAAGGCTCACCGTCCACCTTGATCTTCGGATGCCCCGTAGGTGTAAGCGCTATGGGTTTCCAACCAAGCTGCATCAACCTAGCGCCAACTTTCTGATGTTGTGTTAGCTCGATCTTTTGCCACTCGATCTTGGTGAATGGCCCACCAACGTCTTGCTCTATGTCAGCCCTGACAGACAGCTTACCTGCTTTGGTGAATGGCTTATCTATCTGTCCCTTGGTGACGTAGTAATGACCTAGCATATCAGATATGGCAGGTTCTATCTCTTGTGCCATTTTATCTAGCTCTGCCACACGCTGCTTGGCTAATTGTAACCGAAACTACCAACCCGCACGTTCCTGTGCCGCTATGATAGTAGCAACACGGTGCTCGATACGCATTGGTAGCTTCCAATCAGCTTTCATCGGTCAAAGTCCTCGAACTGCTCATTGATGTACTTCTTAGCCCGATTAATCCGTGATCGGACTGTGCCAACAGGTACATTGATTTTTTCAGCGATCTCGTCGTAAGTCAAGCCATCTTGCTCACGCAATGTCAAGCACTCTGCATAGTCTTGAAACATCTCATCCATGCAGTCATTTAACATGTCTTTTAAGTCTAATAGCTTTGCCATCTCTTCAGGCGTCTCAGAGTGATTTAGCAAGTCCTCGTTGATCTGCTCATCTACATCCATGTCCTGACGTGGTGGTCGGCACTTAAACTTTTTAAGTTGTTGACTTGCCTCGTTAATTCCAATACGAAAGAACCAAGTATAGAAACTACTCTTGCCGTTAAAGTTGTTGATGAACCGAAACGCATTAAGAGCAGCATCCTGTGCTGCGTCTTCTGCATCGTCCCAGTTCTTTGTGTACTTGAATATCTTGTTGGTTACTTTCTTCTGGTGCCTGCCGATAAGCTCAGAAAGAGCTGACGTGTCGCCCTTCTGTGCTTGCTCTACTAAAACCTTGTCGCTAATCACTCTTGCATCTCCTTGAGAAGTTGACGGTAAACTTGTTCAGTAACCTTAACATCTTGAACACAATAGTCAAGCATTTCTTGGCTGAACTGATCCCAAGCACCATCCTGCTCACCGTACTCACCCTTGTAGATACCTAGTCGATAGCCCCAAGCCTTCAGACTATGTGGCCTAACCTTCTGCGGTAAACCTTCTGGTCGCTCACGGTCAGGATTCAACAATCGTGACATTACTAGAGTGTCAATCTCCATCTTAGGTCTAGGGTACAGCTCACCAATAAACATCTTGTCGTTGATCTCACACCAGTTATAAATAGCAGGTATGTCAAAACCTATGATGTTATGCCCAATGATTACCTGATTGTGAAGACTGCGAACAAACTCCTCGATTTGGTCTGGCCCAAACTTGTAAATCATACCTGACTTAAAGTCTTTGGCAACTGCACAGTGAATCGTAGTCATCTGATCTAGCAGTCCGTCAGTCTCTATGTCGATAGTAAATATTCTAGTAGTCATAATTAATCTCTGTGTCCAATAAACTCGTCGCCATCTCTCTGACTTTCTAAAAAATCATCTAGCCTGTCAAGCTCCCTATAGAATTCAGCCAACTCTTCAAGAGCTTCTGCAACTCTACAGTTATTCACGCGGTATTTCCGCTCTCCGCTATGAATTATCTTCTTTATCATATTTTTAAGGTTTGCTTTGCTTTCAGTAATCATATTCCATCTGCTCCGCTTCTAGCCGTCCAGTGTTAGGATTCATTTTAAGCACATCGGCACTCCCTGTAAAGCCCCACTCCCTAGACTTCTTGACATTCAGGCGCATACGTCCCTTTGTCTCATCCTCAGTCTGCTCTGGCTCGATAGCGACGATGTTAAAGGATAGCTGCTCAAAGCTGCCTGAACCTCTTGCCATAGCTGGATCAATGTACAGCCACTTGGCGTCGTGTAACTCATCGCTAACGTAAATCTTCTGATCGAACCTCTTGATGTGGGCGACCATAATCACATGGCTTCCTGTTGCAGCGCAAAACGCGGCTACTTCTGACAGCACATTGTCGATCAGCTTCCGTTCGTTGTCTCTGTCGTCGTGCGAAAAGACAATACTAATATGATCGAAAATAAAGCGAGTAACGCCTTGACTGCGATAGTACCGTAAAAGGTGTAGGAGCCTGTCAACACTAAGACGCCCAGAAGCACCGAGGCTAATAAACCAAGTACGATCATTGTTGATAAGTGTGTCATAGGATTCCCTTACTTTGTCCTCTGGAATAATGTTTGGGTCTAGTCGATACCTTGGCAGCGGCACATCGTTGTCAATGGCAATCAAGCGCTGTGCTGCTTTCTTCAGGTCTTCCTCAAGGAACATCCAAGCGACCTTCTCATCAGTGTGCTTGATTAGCTCATAGCCAACTTCTGCCACCCAAGTAGACTTACCTACACCCGGTGGTGCCATAACTGTCGTCAACTCTCCGTCTCGAATGCCGCCGATCTTGCGGCTAAGTTCAGGGAAACGGCGTAAGTTGTGCCCAGTCTTGATTGGCTCACGGATCATGTCAAAGGACACGTCAGAGCCGGGGATAATCATCTCAGGCTGATAGGTCTTAGCACGAGATACAGCTTTGTAAATCTCGCCTTGCTTACCTTGTTTGACAGCATCGTTAGCGTCGTTAATGTCTTCTGGAAATTCGCCAACCTTGAGCTTTACTTCTGTGGAGTAAATGTTAGCAAACTTCTCAACCGCTTCACGACCTTGCTCGTCGTTGTCAAATAGTAAGAGTAGACCTTCAAAGCTAGTAAGATAGTCCCAAACTTCACGCTTTTCCAAGCCGCCACAGCTAGAGCCGTTAGGAAGCGATAGAACCGTGTAGTCTTTACCCTTGTCGTGGTACGCCTGCCAGACTGCCAACGCATCTTCTTCTCCTTCTGTGACAACTGCGAATTTGCCACCTCGCGCAAATACCGACTGACCAAATAACCCGCCATAGTCTCCAACGATCTCCATGTCTTTCTTGGTTAGGGCATTCTTGCGCTTCCAGCCGCCACCAAGGCCAGCAGGATAGAAGATTGCCTGTTTATCTGCCTCACCATCTTCAGGGCGCACAGCTTGGCGTACCCCGTAGCGCTCAATCGCTTCTTTGCTAATCGAGCGGTGAGACAGGTCGGCTAGTCCGTAGTCCTTAATCTCTTCAATGTTATACATACTCTTTGCTCTACGCGAATGTGATGTTTTCGTAGTCTGATTGCTCATTTGGGCTTCACTAACGTAACCACAGTTACTAAAACAATAACCACCGTGGTCGTGGTAAAGCGCCAGCGAGTCAGAGCTACCGCACTTAGGGCAAGGCTGACTTGTTGCTTTATACTTACTCACTGCTATCGTTATCCCACTCTGAGAAGAACAAGTGATCTAGTCCTCCATCGTTAATCTTATCTGCGATCTCAGGGCTGCCCACGATTGTACGACAAGTCCTGCACAGGTCGTTTTCGTCTTGCTGGAAGAAACGATCTTTCATTGCCATCTCTTCGTTGGTCAGCATCCTATCGCAAGCTGCACACCTGCTCATTTTAGATTGCCTCTTCGATTACTATTGATAAAAGCCGAGTTGATTCTTTCACAGACTTTCCTTGATTGCAACCCACCTGCATCAACTCATCCCAAGCGTACACACCTTGGCAAGCTATGATACGACGCATTTGCTTTAGCGTCTCTACGTCACAAGTCTCAGGTTCCAAGGCCAAGTCCTCACCGTTACAACCTTCAAAGATTTCATCAAGCCTAGATTTCATAACAATCTCCATACTATTTAAAGACAGATAGTATTTAAGTATATAGATAGTATTTAAGTATATATATATATTACTAACAACCTTAAATACTTTATCTCTTTAAATACTAGAAATATATCTTAGGGTAACATACTTTTCTTGTTTGTCAACCCCTGTCATCAATTTTTTCTGTCGCTAGGATAGTACGCTTGATCTCGTAGGTACTCGCACCAAGGGTGGGGCACTTCACTCGACCTCGCTCAACAGCGATACGCTCAACATCCGAGATAGGCAAAGTTGTGGCCTTTCGTCGAGCTGCAAGGCAATCATCGGCCTCAATCTCTATCTGGAATGGCACTGTGAGCGTCACAGAGAACTTCTCAGAGGATTTCTCGGTAGTTGTGGCACTACCCCAGCCCTGCACAGACTTAATCGTCATGTGAGCCTCCTACGTTCTTTTGCTCTTGGAACATATTACACAGCAAAGCCATGTCAGTTAACTTAGTGTGTGTCAGTTTATGTTCGTGGGTCAGGATGATTAGGGCAGCACAAGCGAAAGCATCACCTTCCTTGGCTTGATCCTTGAGGGTCTCCCAATACTGTCGTAGGCGAGTCTCGTTAGGGATGATCTGCTCACCCTTACGCCCCGGCTTGCGCTTTCCATCGTTGAGTTTAGGCTTGTTACTTAATGCCATTTTTGAACTTCTCCGTTACGTGCTCTTGTACTTTGCGAATGTACTCTTCAGCTTCGTCGTCAAATCGACGCCAAGCCTCGGTCATCTTCTGTGCGTTACGCTCACCAATCTCCTTGTAAGCCCGCATAAACAAGGCGTTATCCATCAGCATGTCCATGCGTTTAGCGTCTTCTTCCTTCTGGTTAACGCTGTGGCTAAGGCTGATCTGCTTCTTCTTGTAGTCAGCCTGTAACTTGGCAAGCAAAGCCGTCAGATCATCGTCTGACATCTGCTGTACCTGCACCTCGATCTCTTCAAAACTTAAATCCGTCACGATTTTTACCTCCAATTAGGTTTCTGTTGTCATCGGTAGAGAATTTTACTCCAATTGGATTTCATTTGTCAAGTGTTTTGTGAAAATTTATCTCCAATTGACCTCCAATTAGGTGTTGACAGGTAGAAAAATCACCTCCAATTCACTTTTTGTTGAGAAATTTTAGCTCCAATTAGGTTTTACCTCCAATTGACTTTTACCTCC